TAATATGACTCTACACGTGGAGTTGTCATGTTATACATTGATGCAAAATATGCAAACATCTTAGGCAGTCGTCTAAGAAATTTCAAACAAAAAGATCAGTATCTCTGGAACTACTCTTGTCCAGTTTGCGGAGATAGTTCAAAGAACAAGTTAAAGGCTCGTGGTTACATCTACCGCCAGAAAACCGACTTGTTCGTCAAATGTCACAACTGTGGTTATGGTACCAACATTGGTAACTTAATCAAGTACGTTGACACACAACTTTATGATGAGTATGTCTTGGAACGCTACAAAGGTGGCGCAACAAGATACAATGATCACAAAGAGGTAGCGCCCATGCTACCAACCCCCAAAGAAGAATTGCTAGAAGACGACATTCTATCATCGCTCAAGCGTATAGATAAGCTGGATAGTTCGCATCCTGCAGTCAAGTATCTTCTATCAAGAAAGATTCCGATGAAGCATTGGAATCTGCTGTACTTTGCTCCAAAATTTAAAAAATACACAAACACTATTACCCCAAAATTTGAAGAGCCAATTAAAGAAGACCATCCAAGGATGATCATTCCTTACTTTACTCCAGCAGGTAAATGTTTTGCTTATTCTGCTAGAGCGTATGGAAATGAAGAGCCTAAGTATTATGCCATCAAGATTGATGAACAACAGGAGAAAATTTATGGACTTGATCGGATCGACTATAGTAAACGGATCTACGTGGTTGAAGGACCAATTGATTCGTTGTTCTTACCAAACACCATTGCCGTTTCTGGAGCCAGTTTTGACACCCCTACTATTAGGAGTCTTCTTACTAACGCAACTATTGTGATGGACAATGAGCCCAGAAATAAAGATATCGTTAAACAGTTAAACAAATATATTAAACTTGGTTATAGTGTCTGTATGTTTCCAGATACAATTGAACAAAAAGATATAAATGAGATGATTCTTGGTGGTATGACTCCAGAAGAGATTTTGGATACCATAAATAAAAACACCTACCAAGGAATTGAAGCAACCCTTAGATTTAGTACATGGAAGAAAATATGAAAGTAAAGTTGATTAGTTATTCAAAGCCCTCGCGAGAGATGTATGACCAAGGATTGGTAGACGCACAAGAGCTAATTGCATTTTGCGCCCGAGTGTCAAATCCATCCAACCAATTTAATATGGAAACGGCAGAAAAGCTGATCAAATATTTGATCAAACACAAACACTGGTCACCTCTAGAGATGGTTAGTGCTTGTCTTGAAATTGAAACTACTCGTGATATCGCTAGACAAATTTTACGTCATCGTTCTTTCTCATTCCAAGAGTTCAGCCAAAGATATGCTGACCCAACACAAGAAATCGGTAAAGCCTTTGTGCTTCGCGAAGCAAGATTTCAAGATACCAAGAATCGTCAGAACAGCGTAGAATTTGATCAAACAGATGAAGCCCAACGTCTTTTGGCGATTGAATGGGAACGTGCACAAAAGCGTGTTCTCTATGCAGTTGAAAAAGAATACAAGTGGGCTATTGAAAACGGCATCGCCAAAGAACAAGCGCGAGCAGTACTGCCAGAAGGACTGACTGTTTCTCGCTTATACATGAATGGTACTCTCCGCAGCTGGATCCACTTTATTGATCTGCGCTCTAGTAATGGTACACAAAAAGAACATATGGAAGTTGCGCGTGAATGTGCTCGAGTAATCGCTGAAGCATTCCCAATGGCGACTGACTTTATCAACAATAATTAAAACAAGAGGCAACAAAATATGCAAGATGTCGTGCATGGCATCAAGGTAGACTATTCCCGCGATGGTCTATTTGATGAACTAGGAAAGATTAGATTAAAAGAAAGTTATATGAGAGACGATGAAGCCTCTCCTCAAGAAAGATTCGCGTATGTATCAAGTAAGTTTGGAAGCAACCCAGAACACGCTCAACGCTTGTATGAGCACAGCAGCAAGCATTGGCTTTCATACTCTACTCCTATCCTTTCATTCGGTCGCAGCAAGCGTGGTTTACCTATCTCATGTTTCCTCAACTTTATCGAAGACACAGCTGAAGGTCTAGTTGATAACTACAGCGAAACAAGCTGGTTGTCTATGATGGGTGGTGGCGTTGGTATCGGTTTTGGTATTCGCTCTGCCAGCGACAAGTCAACAGGTGTTATGCCTCACTTGAAGACTTACGATGCGTCATCTCTGGCGTACAAACAAGGCAGTACCCGTCGTGGTAGTTATGCTGCTTACCTAGATATATCTCACCCTGATATCATTAGCTTCTTGGAAATGCGTAAGCCAACTGGTGATCAAAACATGCGTTGTTTGAATCTCCACCACGGTATTAACATTCCAGATGCTTTCATGGAAATCATTGAGCGTTGTATGCTTGATCCAGAAGCAGACGATTCTTGGGAATTGGTTGATCCAGCTTCTAAAGAAGTTCGTGAAACAGTTTCTGCCAAAGAACTGTGGCAACGTATCCTTGAGATGCGTATGCAAACGGGTGAACCATACCTTCACTTTATTGATGAGTCTAACCGTAGACTACCACAGTGGTTGTATGAAAAAGGTCTACGTGTTCATCAATCAAACTTGTGTTCTGAAATCATTCTACCAACTAACGAAAAGCGCACCGCTGTTTGTTGCTTGTCGTCATTGAATCTTGAATATTATGATGAGTGGAAAAACGATCCTACTTTCCTTCGTGATGTTGCAGAAATGCTTGATAATGTGCTTCAGCATTTTATTGATAATGCACCTACCCAAATCGAACGTGCAAAATTCTCCGCCATGCGTGAGCGATCAATCGGTATCGGTGCGTTGGGTTTCCATGCCTTCTTGCAAAAGAACAGCATCCCTTGGGAATCAAGCCTTGCCGTTGGAAAGAACAAACAAATCTTTGCATATGTAAGAGGTAAGTTAGATGTTGCGAATAAAGAACTTGGTGCCGAGCGAGGTGAGGCTCCTGATGCAGTTGGCACTGGGAATCGCTTTAGTCATCTTATGGCTATTGCTCCCAATGCTTCTTCTTCCATTCTCATGGGGAATACTTCTCCTAGTATTGAACCTTATCGTGCCAACGCTTATCGCCAAGACACTCTATCGGGTTCTCACCTAAATAAAAACCGATTCCTCGATATTGTTATTAAGGAAGAGGCTAAGAAACATGATGAAGAATGGTACAACGAAGTTTGGCGTTCGATTATTGCGAATGATGGTTCAGTTCAGCACTTGGATTGGATGGACGACTGGAACAAAGATGTTTTCAAGACGTCTATGGAAATTGACCAGCGTTGGGTCGTCCAACATGCCGCAGACAGGCAAGTACATATAGATCAAGCCCAGTCTCTGAACGTGTTCTTTAGACCTGATAGTCATATCAAATACATTCACGCTGTGCACTTTATGGCATGGAAGTTGAAATTAAAGACTATGTACTATTGCCGTAGCGATAAGATCGCTAAAGCAGACAAGGTTTCCAAGCGCATCGAACGTGAAGTGATCAAAGAAATCGACTTGACCGCCATGACTGGTGATGAGTCTGTATGTTTGGCATGTGAAGGTTAATATGTTTGACCCAAAACAAATATACATCACGAATGATCTTCTCAACGAGAAAGAATTCGAAAATTTACTAATTATAACTGACCACTTTAAGTGGGAACTTAAAAATAGTAGCTATGATGATAGTAGATTTTTTTGGTTCAAACAGCTGTGGGGTGAGAATGATATAGACACTTCTCATATTATAGAAAATACATTTAGAGAAAAAGTTCAATCTATATTCAATATAGAAGTTGAAACAGTTGAACTTTATCTAAATGGTCAGACTCATGGTCAATGTGGAAGATTTCATTCTGACGAAAAACCTACATGGGACTCTTCTGATTATATCACCCTTGTGTATTATATGAATAAAGAATGGAACGCACAGCTTGGTGGGTTTACTGTGATCAATGATGACATGAATAGAATGCATATAGTATATCCAAAACCAAACAGCGCTGTAGTGTTTAATTCTAGATTAGAACATGTTGGTTTAGAACCAACAATACACTGTAACACTATGCGTATAACATTAGCCCATAAAATGAAAATAAAGAGGTAATCATGGACGCATACGATATCTGTCATAAAATCCAAAAATATTGGATGGCGCTTGTTCCAAAGAACAGCGGTGAGTTACCAAAATCTAAAGAACCTATAAAGGTAATTGTGTTAACTGATGATGGATATCGCGAAGTTCGCGGTGTCGTGATAAACGAAGGACGTATAGAACTAATACTGGACAACGAATAATGGTAAAGAAACAACATAACTTAACAGAAGAAAGAACGTACTTTAAACCGTTCAACTATCCATGGGCATATGACGCATGGCTTAAACACGAACAAGCGCACTGGCTACACACTGAAGTGCCAATGCTTGAGGACGTTAAAGATTGGAAAAAGAAATTAACAAAAGAAGAAAAAGAGTTTTTGACAAACATCTTCCGTTTCTTCACACAAGGCGACATCGACGTTGCTGGTGGTTATGTTAACAACTATCTTCCACATTTTAAGCAACCTGAAGTTCGTATGATGCTATTGGGTTTTGCTGCTCGTGAAGCCTTGCACATTGCTGCTTACTCTCACTTGATTGAAACCCTCGGTCTACCAGAAGTGACTTATAGTCAGTTTTTGGAATATCAAGAGATGAGAGACAAACATGACTACGTATTAGAGATCGCTTCTAAGAGTGGTAATGTTACTGACACTGCCACACACATTGCTGTGTTCTCTGCCTTCACTGAAGGTATGCAGTTGTTCTCTTCATTCATCATGTTACTGAACTTCCCACGTCATGGTATGATGAAGGGTATGGGTCAGATTGTTACTTGGTCTATTGTTGATGAAACAATGCATGCCGAGAACATGATCAAGCTGTTCAAGACATATATCAAAGAACACCCAGAAATCTGGAACGATGAACTCAAAGGACGTATCTATAGTATCGCTGAACGCATGGTTGAACTAGAAGACAAGTTCATCGACTTGGCTTATATCACAACTGGCGGATCTATGCGAAACCTAGATAAGGCAGATGTAAAACAATATATCCGTTATATTGCAGATCGCCGTTTAATCACTATGGGATTGAAAGGTATCTTCAAAGTTAAGAAGAACCCACTACCATGGGTTGAAGAGATGATCAATGCTCCAGTTCACGGTAACTTCTTTGAGAATCGTGTAACAGATTACGCAAAGGGAGCATTGTCTGGCACTTGGGACGACGTATGGGGGAAAGCATAATGCCAACAAGACATTTTGAATGTACAGAATGTGAAGCGCGTGGTAAGATCATCGTCAAAGGTGATGATCACAGACTGGAAGATATTGTCTACTGCCCAGTCTGCTCTGCAGACATTTATGAAGAAGAAGAGTTCGACGAAGAAGAATAACACCACTGGATAAATAGTTCTTTTATGACTATTATCCATAATGTGGCTTTACGAAAACGAACAGATAAATGAACTTCCTTCCGATTGTATTGGTTTTGTATATCTTATTACAAATAATACCAACGGTAGGAAGTACATTGGTAAAAAACTTGCAAAATTCTCAAGAACTACTACTAAAACAGTCGTTCTAAAGAATGGTACCAAGAAAAAGAAAAAGATTAAATCAAAGATTGACTCTGATTGGTTAGATTATTATGGCTCATCTATTGAGCTAAACAAAGATGTAGAATCTCTCGGTAAGGGCAACTTTACTCGAGAGATTTTGTTTTTCTGCAAATCAAAAGCAGAATGTTCTTACATAGAAGCTAGGGAGCAGTTTACAAGGAAAGTGCTCGAATCCGATGACTACTATAATGGACAGATATCTGTCCGTGTTCACGGGTCACACATCAAAGGAAAGATATGAAATATCTACTATTTGCAATTGCATTAGGATTATCAACAGTAGCTGAGTGGTATGCCATCGTTGGTTTAATGGCTATCTTTGCTGCAGCACCTATACCAATTGCCATTATGGGCGTATTATTAGGCGCTGCTAAACTTGTTATTGCTTCATGGTTGTATCGCAACTGGAAAGAAATTCCAGTGTTAATGAAGACATACTTTACTGCATCCTTGATCATATTGATGTTCTTGACATCAATGGGTATCTTTGGATTCTTGTCTAAGGCTCACTTGGACCAAGCTGTGCCATCTGGTGATATTGTGGCAAAGCTAAGCATTGTTGATGATAAGATTAAAACCGCAAAGGATAATATTGATGCGAATCGCCGAGCACTCAAGCAGCTTGATGAGGCTGTGGACCAAGTTATGGGTAGAAGTCAAGACGAAAAGGGTGCCGAAAAAGCGGTTGCGATTCGTCGTGGGCAGACCAAAGAACGCAATAGATTACTTCAAGATATTGAAGCCGAACAGAAAACTGTTGCTAAACTTAATGAGGAAAGGGCACCCATCGCCACTGAAGTACGTAAGGTGGAAGCAGAGGTTGGTCCAATAAAATATATTGCTGCTGTTATCTACGACGATCAGCTAGGTGATGACATCTTAGAAAAG